CAATACATGGGTGACGGGGGGAGTTATAGTAACTATACAATATTCAATCCCGACAACCTTAAGAGTCCCGACAACCACAAATAGCTATTAGATTTTAAGATTGATAAAGCCCCTTAATGGGGCTTTATCATCTGTATTAATCCAAGCAATATTTCGGGTGCAGCATTTTCTATGCAAAGGTGTTTGCATTCTTCCTGCCTAAGTTTAGTGAGCTTTAATGTTAGATCGAATAGCAGCCTCAATTCGTACTCTTTAAAATCACTCATCACTCAACGCCTCCATCAGCTTATCCTCATCTGCCCCGCACTCAACAGCGTGAATGAGGATGGTACGCATCATCTCTGACACATCATCGACAATCACAAACTCTTTGTTGTGTATCGCTGCGTTCTTGTTTATTTGTTTCAGTGTGTATTTAGTCATTATAAGTCATCACCTCTAATACGGAATTAACTACCATATACTTCTCACCATCAACACTAATTACACACCCACTATCGATAAGTAAGCCCCCAATAGGTAAGCGCACTATATCTCCATCAAGTATAGGTAGCTCAGCCTTGATATGAGGCATATTGTTCTGAATGTAATAGATATCCCTGAAGCCTAACTTGTGGCGTATAAAGTTTTTAAGCTTAGTCATAATTTGTCCTCCAATTTACGCAGGTCAAACTTAAGCCCTGTTAATTCTTCCGAGACAGACAAACCTTTATCGATATAGTAAGATGTAGCCTCTCCGCCACTAAAAATGGAATTTAGATTCTCCAACTTACTTTCGAGTATGGCAATCTTTCTTTTAAGCCTGTTTATGCGCCACGTGTTAAACATTTAATTTATTCTCCAAACGCTCAATCTTACATTCAAGATTTCTAATTTTATCAAGTAACGAATTAGTGACATCAATTACAGCAGACGGTCTAACGTCAAGGAGTATGCCAACATCCCAATCATCACCATCAACCCGCTTGAGGCCTTTGGCGAGGTCTATAACGAAAAAATTCCCCCCGCTAAAATCACTATGGGCATCAATTGCCACTATATGTTTTGGTATCAAGCTCCAATCAATCATTCTTCACTCTCCTTAACTAATTCCCATACCTTGCAATCAAGACTTTCACCTATACGTTCAAGCAACCCAAATGAAGGCACTCGCTCATTATTGCAAAGGCTAGACATGTACGGCCTTGTTACTTTCACGGCGGCAGCTAGCTTTGTCTGGCTAAGATTATTTCTTGCCAACATTACCCTTATCCCCTTTCCTAAATCCATTGTATCCTCTCAGATTAATTAATGCGCGTAAAGGCTAGCCTTTTAATTCAAAAGTTAACCTGCATGTAACGACTAACAGAGCATAAACCATAATGTTAAAATATGCAACAAGGTCAACAGCTAACCTTTTAATAGCTGCTCCGGCTGTCAAAGCCTATGCCTAAAAGGTCTTTATACATGAGTGACATTCCGCAAAACGATGAGTACGTAGAAGAAATAACCGCACCCGTCGAAACAAATGATTCTATCCCTGAATCGGAAACAGGGGAGCAAGTACAAGCTGAATCCGATGTACAAGTTGATGAAGTTGAGTTGGCAAAACAGAAAGCTAATGAAGCGTTTAATAAGCAATACGGCGAGAAGAAGCAGCTAGAGCGTGACCTAAAATTGGAGCGCGAAAAACTAGCAGCCTTTGAGCAGGCAGAGCGAGAGAAGCTGAAGGCGCAAGCGGGTAATATTCCGCCAATGCCAGATGCCTTTGACGATGACTACGAAGCCAAAGTTAAAGTTCGTGATGAGGCAATAATTGCCAACGCTAATTATAACGCACAGAACCAAGCTTATTTAGCCCAGCAGCAACTTACTCAACAACAAGCAGCGCAAGCGAAGCAAGAGCAAATCAACAAGTCTATGCAGGATTACACCAGCAAAGCAGTTGAATTAGGTATTAAACAAGAAGAATTGCAGGCAGCGGGTAACGCGGTCGCAGGTTACGGACTATCAGATGATTTGGTTATGCACATATTAGCCGATTCGGATGGGCCATTGATAACTAAACACTTAGCGGCGAATCCGCAAGAGGGTTATCAACTAGCCAGCATGTCGCCGTATCAAGTCGGTTCATTCTTGGATGGTATTAAAGCTAAAGCCAGCGCGTTAAAACCGAAAAAAACTAACGCCCCTGCACCAGCAGAGAGATTAACTGGTAATGGCGCAGACCCCGAAGCAGGTAAATACAAGAACTTGCGAGGGACTAAATATGAATAAAGGAGCCACTCATGGCTAATAATTTTGACAGTAACTTTTCCAGAAAAATCATGGACTCATTCTTGGATAAATTCCAATCTGAGCGAGTCATCACTAAAAACGTAGATACGCAGCTTTTTGCAGGGAAATTCAACCCGTCAACTGGCGAGAATATCGACATTAAGCGCCCTACTGATTATGTTTCAGTACGAACCCCTAAAGGTGATGTTTCAGGTGAAACTGAATCAAGCATCATAACTGGTAAGGCAACGGCTACAGTTCAAGACTACTTCACGGTATTTGTTGATTATGACGAAGCTGACGAAGCTCTGAAAATGAACCAGCTAGATCAATTGCTTGCACCTATGGCTACTCGCATCGCTACTGACTTCGAGACTGACTACGCTAAGTTTATGATGGAAAATACAGCCCTACTTTCGGGGACTGTTGGAACCGCCATCACAACTTGGGATGATGTTGCAGGTATGGGATCAATTATGGACGCCACTGGCGTACCTAAAGACGGCAATTGGTGTGCAGCGGTTAACCCGTTTACACAACGCAAGCTGGCAAGCGACCAACGCTCACTAGGTGGCGAAACTGGCACAATGACAGCTAACGAACGCGCAACCATTACAAGTAACTTTGCTGGCATGAAAGTAATGAGTGCAACCACTTTAGCTAACTATACAACTGGCACAGGTGCAGACCGAGCCGGGACTGTTGTAGGGACTCCAGTGGCTACCTACTTAGCAGCTAAAGACACTATGACTCAAGTTGTTGGTGTAACCGCTTTCCAAGCTAACTTAGTTGTGGCGGCTGGTGAAACTGTGACCATTACTGGTCGCAACCGTCTGAACTTATCAACTCGACAGCCGATGATTGATGAGACTGGCGCGGTTGTTGTTTGGACTGCTACTGTAACTGAAACGGTTACATTGGACGGTTCAGGCGCAGGTAACTTGACGTTAACTGGCCCAGCAATATTTGAGGCTAACGGCCAATATAACACCGTTGATTCTGCAATTGCAGCAAGTGACGTTATCACCCTCGGCGGCGCGGCAAGCACTATCATTCAGCCTAACCTGTTCTGGCATAAACAAGCCTTTACTTGTGCTTCAGTACCTATTAAGAAGCTTCAGGCGACTGATACCGTTGCAACTACTGAGGATGGTTTACAATTCCGAGTTACTAAAGATTCGTCTTTCTTGGAAAACAAAAACCAGATACGTGTGGATTTCCGCCCAGCATACGGCGTAATGAATCCGTTCTTCGCTGGTCAAGGCTTTGGTACTCCCTAGCTAGTAGCTTTATCGTAGCCCTTCATTGAGGGGCTGCTATTAAGGCTATTAACGGAGCGCATCAAATGAACACTCTTTACAAGAAAGACGGCACAAAAGTAATTGTAAATGACACCTCTCTTGCTTATGCCTTGTCGATAGGCTGGACAAAGAACACACCGAAGAAAGCCCCAGCTAAAAAGGCTAAATAGTGGAAACTGCAAAAAGCGTGATAGATGACACGATGCAAGAAATACTTGTGGCGGCATCTGAGCAAGACATTCAAGCCGTTGATTTTGCAACGGCCGTTCGTTATATGAATCGCATGATGTCAACGTTTGACGCTGAAGGTATCTCTCTTGGATATACTCAGGTAGCAAACGCCTCTGACGCGATAACCATTCCACTTGGCGCAGTCGAGGGCTTGATATTCAATCTAGCCCTACGCTTAACAACTTCTTATGATATTCCTGTTGCTGGGACGCTCGCTATCAACGCGAAAGAAGGCAAGGCGGCAATGCGCAACCTTTCTGTATTTATCCAGCCTACAGCGCTTCCTTGCACCTTACCGATTGGCTCGGGCAATGAATATGATAATACATTCAATTCTAGTCACTTCTACCCCTGCCCAGAAGATGAGCTCACAACAGAGCAGGGCGGCTCAATTCTTTTAGAGGAAGCATCCAGTGGCGAGTAAGCGCGAAAGTCAATTACCTACAGTTGCAGGCTTCACGTCTGGCGATTTAATCACCGGGTTACGTGGCTTGACCAACGTTAACTTCTCTTATTCTGACATTTATAACTCAGTCAACGGCTTTGGCACTATTCAGCAAGCCGGAAGCCCTACAGGTGCGCCCGTATTACAACAGCCCACTGTAGGCTTTAATAATATACGCAATATTGAATCAGGCGCAGGCATTACCGCACAGGTTAGCGCTCAGAATGGCGTATCTATAAAGTGGAATGTTTCACAGGATGCAACAGGTGCACCGTTAACCCGCGATTTAACAGCATCACAACCTGTTATCGCCTCGCTTGTTGCTGGCTCTGGTATGTCACTAGCAAAGAACGCTGACGTTATCACGATAACCAATACAGTTGACCCGGCAACAGGTTTATCTAATCGTGTTGTGGTTACTGAGGCGGCAGACTTGGCGGGGGTGCTAGATAGTACAAAGGAATATTTTATTGACGGCATTGTGGACATGGGAAGCCAAACAATACTAATCCCCGCGGGCGGATTGAACTTAGCTGGATACAATTTTGATGTGTCTAAACTTACTTCAAGCGCTATTAACTATGCAATGTTCACGTCTCCAGCGGGAGGGTCTGGCAATCTACTAGGCAAAGATTATGCTATTGAGGTCACAGGCTCAGGCTCACAAGTTTACGACTTGACAGACGCAACAGGATTTAATGCCTTTGAGTTTGCCCGTATTAATTATAACGATTGCACATCTCTTGGTGAGATATCAGGTTACAGACAAGGTTTAGAGTCTGGCTCTGGCAGGTTCGGCGGTCAGCCTGAATTAACTTTAACGGGAACATGGCTAGGCGGTTATTTTATTGATACGGCAATAGTAAGAAATATGACAGACGGGGCTTACTCATTATTTAAAGCTGGGGCAGGCTTCAGCATGGCTTCACGCTTCCGGTCTAACATGAATATAGACTTACCAGCAAGCGCGTCATTTTTTGACTTTGCGCCAGCTAACTTTGTTAATCCGTCTACGCTACAAATGGAAGGCGTTATCATTACTCGCGACGGTGTTTTTGACTCAGAAGATGCGAACATCACACCCAACATAACACAGTCCGATTTGGTTAGCGCGTGGTCTAATAACAATGGAATGCCTAACACTTTTGAAGGCGGCTCTATTGGAGTCACCACAGAGTTACTGACAACAATAACAACGCCCAATGTCTTTGTAGATATTGCTGCTACGTTATGGACGTCTGCTGACTTGCAGCACTTTGACAACCCCGCAGATGGACAGTTAAGGCATTTAGGTAATACGCCAAGAGAGTTCAAAGTAATAGCCGATTTTTTAATTGACGGTACGCCCGGTGACGATATAGCCTTGAGAGTTACAAGGTGGGATGATTCGGCATCTTCATTTGTTACTGTTCTCGACCAAACTAGAGAAGTTAACAGCTTTCAAGGAGGCCGAGACGTTGCCTTTTTTAATATCAATATCAACACAACATTAGACCAAAATGACTATATAAAGCTACAGGTTGCAAATGTCGCAGCGACAAACGATGTCACAGCAGAAGCGGACAGCTACTATATAGTAGAGGCTCGATAGATGCCCCGCGTCAACATCCCAATATCAAACGGGTTTTATGTTTCTGACTCGTTGCCTTTGAGCGCTCAGCAGTGCTCGAACTGGTATGTTAATCTGCCACAAACAGAGGGTGCGTTAAGTGCTGGCAATCTATTTGGTTGCGCTGGCATGTCACAACTAGCTACAACTGGCGACATCAATCAGGTTAACCGGGGCTTGCACGTTAAAGCTGGTAAGCCCTATCTGTTGAATGGCGAGGATTTGGTTAGGCTT